GTAGAAGGTAGTTCCAACTCATATGTTGGCGTTGCAATCTTTGGTAAAGGCATGATGTCCTATAGATATATTTCAGTGTGATTATTTAGAGGGTCATCCGATGACTGTCTCTATAGTTCCCCCTTGTGAGAGAATTGCAGCATCCTCAAGTGATCTACCAGTATCATCAGCAAAACTTTGTGCAAGAGCTTTGTTTTGCAAGTCTTTTAATTCTTCTGGAGTATTTTTTGCATTGGCAAAAGTATTTGATCCCAGTGTATTACCGGTTGGTCCGCTTTGAATGTATCTGATATAAGACATTGAGACGGTACACTTTAACAAATCATTTCCACTATATGATACCGGCATTGAAGAGATGCTTATTGGGAAAGATCTAAAAAATTCATAAGTTAAAAGTTGCTTATAGTCTCTTTCAAATTTGAAAATTTTCAAACCCTGGTCGGCCATGTATTCATCTGGATACGTTGGTTTATATTGATATGATTTTGCCACGGCATCCTCATTCTCATTCATAATTCCTTTCATCCAAGTTTCAAAAAATCTGATAGGAAGATAATTATCTGCATCAACATAGAATGTAAAGTCTGTTCTATCATCAAACATCCTACGATAAGCATGTTTCTCAGTGACACCAGTGCGATCATTTCTGATATCCATTGTAGTCAATTGAGACCCAGGTAATGATGCGTCAGTGCAAAGAAGATTAAGTTGAGGTTGTTTTGCGCTACTAAGAATTTGTTTTAATTGACTTGCTATCTTTCCATTTGGAAATGGAATTTCAACAGCGAAGTATGCTGTTAATGATGGTCGTAGTAAATTTGCTTTGACCGAATCAACGTTTTGTTTTTTTGCGCTTCTCTCTCGGGCGGTGAATGCCATCTATAAATACTTTTTGACCTTATATATTATGTATGGCAGAAAGTATCAAGAGTAAATACAAACCATCATATCCCCAAAAGTATAAGGGCAATCCCAATAACATTATATGCCGAAGTAGTTGGGAGCGCAAGTTTTGTCGTTGGTGCGACTTGAATGAAAATATTTTACAATGGGGTAGTGAAGAGTTTCACATTCCATATGTCTCACCACTTGATCGTAGGGTTCACAAATACTTTCCAGACTTTATTATTAAAGTAAAGGAGAGCACTGGTCAAGTCAAAACTTATGTGGTAGAGGTGAAACCAAAGAAGCAAACTCAACCACCAAAGCAGAGAAAGAAAGTTACTAAATCCTATCTGTATGAATGCAAGACTTGGGAAGTGAATAAAGCAAAGTGGAAGGCTGCAGTTGAGTTCTGTGAGGACAGACGAATTGAATTCAAAGTAATTACAGAAGACGAACTCGGAATCAAATGAACCGTATCGAACCTAATATTCAAGACTTTAAATCTGAGAAAGATCTTGGAGAGAGAATGGAACTTATAATGTATGCACTGAATGATACTGTAACACCTATACCTGAAGAGGGAAACATCTGCACCTTCAAATACTTTGCAAAGACACCTAATATAAAATACGATCAACACCCATTGGTTGCAGTGACTGAATTATTTCAATGGGGATTTCGTGGAATTAATTTTCACCTCAGAGATTATAGACAATATACTTGGGAAGAACTGGGCACTCAAGTTTATATTGTCCAGAGAGATGAACTTGATGATTTATTATCATTAAATTATGAGAAAATAGTGCTAAATAAATAAAAACTACTTAAATGTCGGACAATATTCAAAGATCTGAATATACCTCTGGAGGAATGCCAACGGTATTAGAAGTTAATACTGATACTGGTGCTTCATTATTGTATAAAAAAGGAGCATTTGGCAGAAGAACTCTTATAGCAAGATCCGAACGATCCGATAAAGGTAAATGGAAGGTTCAACCTGCTTTTATAACTGAATACAATAGAGCCAATAATAAAAATATTAGTGTAGCAGATGCTCAGAGAGAATTTGCGAACGTAATGCAGAAACAAAATAATAATAATAGAGCGGCAATAATCAATAAGCACTCAGCATTTAATACAAAAACATCTTTGAAAAAAGATGTAGAAATGCCTGGAGTGATTGATCCTAAGGACGGAACAAAGACAGGTGATACAACTAAAACACCAACCACGCCATTGGCGAATGAAGAAACTGGTGATGGTGAAAACCCAGCTAGTGGTGACGATAGTGGTTCTTCAAGACCAATTCCCCCCATAGAAAATAAAAAAGGAACAAGGAAAGATTTTGGTAATCTAAATTATCCTGAGACAAGAGACCCTGGTCAAGATATAATCAAATTTGATATGTTAGAGTATGAACCAAAAAAGGTTGATGGATTTTCATTTGCAGAAAGAACTAGTGATAGAAAATCAATCGGTTCAGTTACCTTACCAATTCCAGGTGGAATTGCTGATGCTAATGCATGTAATTGGGGTGATGATACAATGAATCCACTACAGATCGCAGGTGCTGCTATTGCTTTATCAGCACTTGATCAGTCAGGATCTGCTGATGCTGGAATTGGTGGTGCTCTAGGTAATTTAAAAAACCAAATAGTTGATAATAATGAGATAGTCAAAAAGGGAATCGCTGGATTCACAGCAGCTTCTGCTGTTGGATCTAATATCAATTCTATTTTAGGTAGGACTCAAGGAATAATTCTTAATCCAAACCTTGAATTATTATTCCAAGGACCAACACTCAGACCATTCGCCTTTGAATTTAAATTATCACCAAGAAGTGCGGACGAAGCAAAAGAGATCGTAAAGATAATTAGATTTTTCAAACAAGGAATGGCACCTATCAGAGAAAAATCAAGACTGTTTTTAAGAACTCCAAATACA